GATGTGGCTACTTCTCCTTCTTCATTCATAACACCCGAACAAGCGTTAGCCGTCTTACAGACAGGTGGCGTAGGCGCAGAAACTTTTCAAAAGACAAGAACCTCCCAAAAAGAAATAGAACAAATCAATAAGCTCTTGCAAGAGGGAGATGTTCGTGGTGCTTATGCAGTATTTGAAGAACTACCAGCAGGCGAACAGTTCAGGATCAGCATGTCGCCAGGTATAGGCGATACACTTGCGGGTTATGAAGTTTATGAATTTACAGAGAGAGCCAAAGAAAAAGCTAAAAGCGGTAGCGGTTTTGCTGCGGCTGGCTACGCAGCTTTAGCTGGTCTCTCTCTTATAACTTTGATTCCTTTGTTCAGACTTTTAAGAGCCTCAAGAGTTGTTAATAAGAATATTCAAACTGAACCTTTACAGTTACCTTCTCCAAAAAAAGAAGAGACTGAGATTGCTAAAGCAATAGAAGAAATCAGCAGCCCGCCAAAAATGACACCAGAGGATTTTGTTCCTGTTCCAAGATCAGAGTTAATGTATGAGGGTGGTGTGTTTTCTCCTGCTAGAGAATATTTAAACTATGGCGCAAAAACTCCTTTTGAAAAACCATTAAATGCTTGGGTAAAAACTATTTTAAAAGGTACTCAAAAAGATTTGGGAGAGTTGCGTCTCTTAGGGTTGGTAGATGATGGCGGTAATCTTACCTTAGAAGCCATTAGAAGATTTGGCGGCGAAAACGTAAAAGTAAACAGAAAAGCCTTAGATAATTTTTTGGCGCAGAATCAAAAAGATGCTTTACAAGTTAAAGAAATTTCAGAGGGGCTTTTTAGAAGCTCTGGCGCAAATGTAAAAGACAACACCAATAGAGATTTTTTTTCAAATGGTGAGAGTCAAAGAGCTTATACCATAAGAGGACTTGATAGAAGATATAGTGGACCCTTATCACATGGTCATGATCATTATGATAGGTTGGGGTTTGAAGATCCTGTTTATGTATTTGATGGCGCAACAGTTGTAGATCTAGACCCTAGCTTAATTGATTACGTCAGAAGCTCTTTAACTAGACAAAATATTTTGTCTCCTGATCAAAATCCAGAATCTACCATAAGAAGCTTTGTACCCGATGGCGAAACAAAAAATTATTTAAATTTAAGCAGAATACAATCAGATTACAGTCAACAGCTAGGTAATGCACAAAGACGTGCAGAGGGTCAACCTGTCATGATAGATGAAACTAAAATTGAAATACCGTCAGACATTCTAGAAGCAAGAAAGCAATTTAATAAATCTGTTGATGTTTTTAACAAACTTATGGGACAAAAGAAAAAATTATTAGATGAAGCGGACAAGCTTTTTCGTGAAGGTGACACCATAGGAGCTGACAACTTTAAATCTCAAGCTTTACTTATTGAGGATGAGATTTTAGCAGAACAAAAAAAGATGTCGCCGCTTTTAAATAAAGTGAATGATTTCAATAGAGTGCCAGCCGTAACTAGAAATGATGGTGTAGTAGATACTCCAAGAGTTGATATTGATTATAAAATTCCTAAAAAAAGTGCTTTTTTTGATTTTAAAGATGAACTAAGCGATTACTTGCAAACTGAAAGAAGTCGTTATCCAGCAATTAAATACGATGCTCCTGAAGGAGAAAGGCTTAGAGATAGATTAGCTGAAGATCCTACAGGACCTTTTAGTTCAGTTTCAAATATAGCTGAAATTTCTTCTTTAACAGATAGAATAAGACCATCTGTAGATCCCGAGATTGCACAACTTCAAAAAAATATAACTATTTTGAAAAAAGCAGGCGATTTAAGATTAAAACAAAGCGAGCTACTAAAAAAAGATCCTTACTTTAGTGGCACAAGAGTTAATCCAACTACAGATCAACACAAACTACCTACAAGAGTAAGAATTAAGCAAGCTATTGATATGGGATTAGATGGCATTTTTATAGATACCCCAGCAACTAGGTTAGGTAGAGAAGGTGGAGAACAATATCCAATCCTAAATAATATTTACAGGCAGTCAGTTAAAGACTTGATAGACTTAGTTAAATTTTATAAACAAAAAGGGTACAACGTAGATTCTAAAGATGTCGTTGGTATAGGGATTCCTTATGATAGAGGAGAATTATTGTCTGATGGCACTCCTGATTTTGAAACTTTTTATGGAGATGTAGACAAATATCCATTTGGAGCAGCAGAATTATCTAAGTTAAAAATTAGCACTATAAGGGAAGGTGGACCAGGACGTGTAGAACCTGGAACATATATGCCTTTTAGTGATGAATTCAAAAAGGCTGTTGAGGAAGTTGGTATACCAGCTTTTGCAAAAGGTGGACATGTAGAAATACCTTTGCCTAAAATATAGATTATATGGCGTTACCGCATCTCTCTGATTCTGAAATGAAAGAAGCTCTCTTGCTCAAAGAGAGATTAGAATTTTTAAAAAAACAAAAGAAGTGTCAGGATTCTTTCTTAGATTTCGTTGACTATATGTGGGATGGATTTATATGTAGTGAACACCACAAAATATTTGCAGAAAAACTACAAGCTATAGCAGAGGGTAAGTTAAACAGACTTATTGTTAATATGCCTCCAAGACACACTAAGTCTGAATTTGCATCTACCTTTTTTCCCGCCTACGTGATGGGTAAAAGACCCGATGCCAAAATCATGCAGACAACGCACACGGGAGAACTTGCTGTTAGATTTGGTCGTAAAGTCAGAAACATGATGGACACCGAAGAATATAAAAAAGTTTTTCCTGAAGTGAGTTTGTCGCAAGATTCAAAGTCAGCAGGTCGATGGGAAACTAATAAAGCTGGCGAGTATTTTGCATCAGGTGTTGGCGGAGCTATAACAGGTCGTGGTGCGGATTTATTAATTATTGATGACCCGCACTCAGAGCAAGATGCGTTATCGCCGACACAAATGGATGCTTGTTGGGATTGGTATACCTCTGGCCCAAGACAAAGATTACAACCAAAAGGAGCTATTGTTTTAGTCATGACTAGGTGGAGCTCTATTGATTTAACGCAACGCTTAATAGATGCACAAAAAGAACCAAGAGCAGATCAATGGGAAGTGATAGAGTTTCCTGCGATCATGCCGTCAGGCAAACCTCTCTGGCCTAGCTTTTGGCAGTTAGATGAACTTGAAAAAATAAAAGCATCCCTACCTGGCATGAAGTGGAATGCACAATGGATGCAAACTCCGACAGCAGAAGAAGGATCTATAATCAAAAGAGATTGGTGGAATAAGTGGGAGCATGACGATCTGCCAGCAGTAAGTTACATAATACAATCTTACGATACTGCCTATTCAAAAAAGACAACTGCCGACTATTCAGCTATATCAACTTGGGGTGTTTTCAAACCAACTGTTGATTCTCCTGAATCATTAATACTGTTAGACGCACAAAGAGGTAGGTGGGATTTTCCTGAACTGAAACGTATGGCTTATGAAGAGTATCAGTATTGGGATCCCGATATGGTATTGATTGAAGCAAAAGCTTCAGGTACACCACTAACGCATGAGCTGCGTAGATTAGGTATACCTGTTGTTAATTATTCTCCAACAAGAGGGCATGATAAAACTACAAGGATGCACTCTGTAGCTCCTATATTTGAATCAGGTTTAGTGTATGCTCCGCAGAGAGAGTTTGCAGAAGACATGATAGAAGAGTGTGCATCTTTTCCTTTTGGGGCAAATGATGATTTGTGTGATACCATGACTCAAGCTCTTATGAGATTTCGTGAAGGAGGTTTAGTATCTCTGCACGATGATTATTCAGACGAAGAAAGAGCTCCGATAAGAAGAGTTTACTACTGATGATAATTTACATAACACAATACGAAAGAGAAGGAAAAGTATACAATGGACCTTACATAATAGCTGAATCCTTAGAAGAGGCTAATCTTACGGCGAAACATTGTAATGTAGAGCTGATTGGAGAGTTAGTAGACTTTTTTGGTTTTGGCAGTTTTTTTGAAACAGAGGATAGGGTAGTTCACTAATGATACAACCAGCTTTAAGAATAATACAAATGATAGCAAAGCTTGTTAGGCAGAATATAGCTAAGTCTAGAGCAAATCCTGCGCAAGCTAAAAAAACAGAACAACAAATCATGCAAGCTAAAAAAGATTTAGCTAAAGCTGAAAAGAATGTTTACGCTGAGATGAGAAAGAAAAAAGATGTGCCTTTCAAAGATTTACCAAAACAGGAAAGAGAATTACTTAACAATTTAAATAGATCAAAAGCTGATTTAAAAGAGTTTGAAAGAAAGTTTAAAACACCAAGCGGTAAATAATGGCTATAGAAAATACAAACATACCCACTCCTGTAAACCCAACTTTGAATGAGGATGAACAGGATTTTGTAACAGTTCAAGAAGCGATAGCAGAGGTCAAAGGCGACTTTGAAATGCAAGAAGACGGTAGTGCAGTCTTATCGCCAGAAGATACTTTTGTGCCTGATACATCATTCGATTCTAACTTAGCAGAAAGTCTTGATGAAGATATCCTAAATAGAATTGCAAATGATCTTATTGATGGTATCAACAAAGATAAATCATCTAGACAAGATTGGGAAAGCACATATGTAGATGGTCTCAAATACCTAGGTATGAAGTTTGATGACGAAAGATCAGAACCGTTTCAAGGAGCATCAGGTGTAATTCATCCGCTATTAGGAGAAGCTGTTACTAATTTTCAGGCTCAAGCTTACAAAGAATTATTGCCTGCTGGTGGACCTGTAAAAACTCAAGTTATTGGTATGTATGACTCTGCTGTTGAAGAGCAAGCACAAAGAGTTCAAGACTTTATGAATTATCAAGTCATACATGTTATGGAAGAGTTTGATGAAGAATTAGATCAGCTACTATTTTATCTACCTTTGGCTGGATCAGCTTTTAAAAAAGTCTATTACGATGAAACTTTAGGTAGGGCTGTATCTAAATTTATAGCTCCTGAAGATTTAATTGTTCCTTATTACACTACTGATTTGGAAACTTGCCCAAGAATTACTAATGTAATTAAGATGCCTGAGAACGAAGTTAAAAAATTACAAATGTCAGGATTTTATATGGACATTGATCTAACAGGTTCAGATGATGATGAAAGTTCAGAAGTAAAAGAAGAAATAGAAGAATTAACAGGTATACAAGATAGTTATGGAGATAGTGAAATATCTGTCTTATATGAAGTGCATTGTAATTTAGATCTAGAAGGCTACGAAGATAAGAATGATGATGATGAAGCGACAGGGTTAAAGTTGCCTTACATAGTAACTATAGATACTTACTCAAATAAAATTTTGTCAATCAGAAGAAACTTTGATGAACAAGATCCTTTGAAACAAAAAATAGATTACTTTGTGCATTTTAAATTTTTACCTGGTCTAGGCTTTTACGGTTTTGGGTTGACGCACATGATCGGTGGGCTATCTAAAGCGTCAACCTCCATACTTAGACAACTTATAGATGCAGGCACATTATCTAATTTACCAAGTGGCTTCAAAACTAGGGGTATTAGGATTAGAGATGAAGACACACCAATACAGCCCGGAGAGTTTAGAGATGTAGATGCACCCGGAGGTACTTTGAAAGAAGCAATACAACCGTTACCATTTAAAGAACCAAGCCAAACTTTGTATGCTTTGTTAGGAACGCTTGTTGATGCGGGTAAACAGTTTGCATCTATTGCAGAAATAAACGTAGGACAAGGTAATCCACAAGCTCCTGTTGGCACAACTTTAGCTTTACTAGAAAGATCTACCAAAGTTATTTCAGCTATACATAAAAGACTACATTCTGCACAAAAGAAAGAATTTAAAATGTTGGCTAAAATATTTCAGGATTTTTTACCTACAGAATATCCATATCAAGTAGGTCCAAATACACAAATAAAAGCTACTGATTTTGATCAACGAATAGATATCATACCTGTATCAAACCCTGACATTTTTAGCACATCACAAAGAATATCTATGGCTCAAGAAATGATGCAATTGGTCGCATCTAATCCAGAGATACATGGAGCTACTGGTGTATACGAATCTTATAGAAGGATGTACGCTGCTATAGGAGTGGATAATATAGATCAATTATTAGTACCTCCGCCTCCAAATGACCCAATGCCTATGGAAGCAGGTATGGAAAATACTATGTTAATAATGGCACAACCTGCACAAGCTTTTAAACAACAAAACCATGATGCACATATTGCAATACATATGAGTCTTTTGAATACACAACCTGTTCAATCTAATGCGGAAGTTCAAGCGACCATACACGCACACATAATGCAGCATCTACAGTTCAAGGCTGAAATAATTGCAGAGCAACAAATGCCACCAGAGATTAAAGCACAATACGATCAATTGACTGCACAATTAGAAAATGCTACTGAAGCAGAAGCTGTGCAAATACAAATGCAAGCTGGCGATATTTTGGCTCAGTTCTCATCACCAATACTTGCTGAACTTGTAGCTGAATATACAGCTAAAGTTGCTTCTCCTTCTGATGAAGATCCACTTGTAACTATTAGAAAACAAGAACTTGCTTTGAAAGGTCAAGAATTAACACAAGAGAATAGACAGTTCTTGGCTGATCAAGAAAGAAGAAAAGATGAGGCTCTACGTCAAGATATGATAGATAGAGAAAGAATTAACACATCTGAAGATATACAAGAGATGAAAAACGAAACTGCCTTACGAAGACTTGCACAACAGAAAGAACTTTTTCAACAAAAAAATTAATGGCGAAAAAAAGAGAAGTTACAACGGTTGACCCTAATCGTAGAAAAACTAAACACACATCACAAGGTAACGGTAGAAGTTCTAATACAGTCCCTAGAAATAAACACCATAAAAAACAATTCAAAAGGTATAGAGGACAAGGTAGGTAATTATGGCTAGAGATCCAAAAAAAGGCACAGGTAAAAAACCTAAAGGAAGCGGTAGAAGACTTTATACAGATGAAAATCCAAAAGATACCGTTAGTATTAAATTTGCTACACCTACAGATGCTAGAAATACTGTAGCTAAAGTAAAAAAAATAAAAAAACCATTTGCAAGAAAAATACAGATACTGACGGTAGGAGAACAGAGAGCAAAAGTTATGGGTAAAAAAGCAGTAGCTGCAATTTTTAAAGCGGGTAAAGAATCCATAAGAAGATCCAGAAAGAAATAGTGTTGTGTTTTTCTTCTAAATGGTTTTAAAATAGCGACATGATTAAAAGAACAGACGTAAAAAGTCAGAAAACACCAACGGTAAAAAAAGTAAACTCATACTCTAACAAGGGTAGTGTTCCTTTTGCCAAACAAGAAACTTTTGATGCTAACACCGCTGCCAAACCTGGCATGGGTAAAGGTAAGTCAAAAGGAGCAGGTATTGCAGAGTTTGGAACTAAGTTTTCTGGTATTTATTAATGGATTTTGTTGTCTTAGTTGAAAAACTTAAAAATAGACTAGCACAACGAAAAGAAGACATATCTAGTGTGCTTTTAAATGGTGTAAAAGATATGCAAGAATATGAGTTTCTACGTGGCAGAATCAACTCACTAGCCGATGTAGAAAGTGATTTAAATGAGTTGCTAAACAAAATGGTAAAAATCGAAGATGACAAAGGTATTAGTTCCTAATCATATCGCTGAAGAAAAAGAAAAAGAACAAGAATCAGCTTATGTAGACGCTGAAAAAAGAGTTTTAGATCCTGAGCTTTTAAATAAATCCCTCTTAGAAAGAATGCCACAACCAACAGGTTGGAGGATTCTTATATTGCCTTACAAAGGTAAGGGTGTTTCTGAGGGTGGTATACATCTAGTTCAACAAACTGTAGATAGAGAAAGTCTAGCTACTGTCGTTGGTTATGTTGTGAAGATGGGGCCAGACTGCTATAAGGATGCTTCAAGATTTTCTGAACCTTGGTGTGAAGAAAAACAATGGGTTTTAATTGGTAGATATGCGGGAGCAAGATTCAAACTTGGTGATGATGCGGAATGCAGAATTATTAATGATGATGAAGTGATAGCAACCATATTAGATCCTGAAGATATAATAGCCGTTTAGGAGTAACTATGACTGATAATTCAATGACTACAGAAGTTGAGAGTGCTACAGAAGAAGGTGAATTGATAGATTTAGAGGTTCAAGAAGAACCTACTGAAGAAGTTAGTGAACTTTCTGAAGAGCAACCAGAAGAAGTAGCAGAAGAAACTAAATCAGAAGAGGTAGAAGCTAAAGAAGAACCTGAAGAGGAGCTTCAAAACTATTCTGAAAATGTTCAAAAAAGAATAAATAAACTCACAAAAAAATTAAGGGAAGCAGAAAGGGCTTCAGAGTCAGCTTATTCTTACGCTGCTGAAAAAGATAAAGAACTTAAATTATTGAGACAAAAAGCTGCAAGTTCTGATGCAAATTATTTAGAGGCAAAAACCTCTACTTTAGAAGCACAAGAAGTACAAGCAAATGCTGCTTTAGCAGATGCTTTACAAAGTGGAGATTATGAAAAAGCAGCAAAAGCACAAAGAATTATTGCTGATATTGCGGTACAACAAAATAATGTTCAGCAATCAAAACAAAATTTACAAAATGTAGTAGAGCCAGAGCAAACCATTCCAGCTCCATCACCAAAACCTGAACCTAAAGCAGAAGCTTGGGCAGAAAATAATACTTGGTTTGGAGAGGATGAGACTATGACTTTTGCAGCATTTAAAATTAACAGAGAGCTTGTAGAAAGTGGAAAAGATCCATCATCTGATTCTTTTTATGAAGAAATAGATAAACAGATGCGGGAAGAGTTTCCACATAAGTTTGATGTGCAAGAAACAGATGTCAAAAAACCTCAACAAAAAGTAGCTTCTGCTGTAAGAGCAGACTCTGCGCCAAGAGGAAAACGACAGATTAGGTTAAGTCCGTCTGAAGTTATTATGGCAAAAAGATTAAATGTTCCGTTAAAAGAATATGCAAAATACGTTAAAAGAGGTTAATATGACTAAAGAAAAAGAATTACAAAACAGAACTTCACGTTCTGCTGACACCCGAGCTAAGAAAGTTGCTCGCAAACCTTGGCAACCTCCATCAATGTTGGAGACACCACCCGCACCTGAAGGATATGAATACAGGTGGATTAGGGCTGAAATCGTTGGACAGGAAGATAAGAAGAATGTCACAGCTAGGTTAAGAGAAGGTTTCGACCTTGTTAGAGCCGAAGAGCTAGGAGATTTTGAAATTCCCACGCTTGACGATGGTAAGCACGCTGGTGTTGTTTCTGTTGGAGGTTTATTATTGGCTAAGATACCAAATGAGACACGTGACGAAAGGAATGCCTATTTTGAACAACGTGCCCAAACGCAACAAGATGCGGTTGACAATGATCTCATGAAGGAATCTGATCCAAGCTCTCCGATCTTACGACCAGAGAGAAAATCAAGCGTAACTTTTGGTGGCGGTAAAAGAGATTAATCTCTACCGCTTAAATTTATCTTTTATGATATAGGTGACATATTATGGCTAATAAAGATGCTGCTTTCGGATTGCGCCTTGTAGGTAAATTGGGTTCTGGTGTCGCTAATGGCGGAGTAACTGAATATTCAATTGCAACAGGTGCATCTGGAAATATCTTTTCAGGCGATCCTGTAAAAATGACCAACGCAGGTACTATTTTAGTAGCTGCAGCAGGTGATGAAATATTAGGAATATTTAGAGGATGTAAATTCACTAATTCTAGTGGTGAAACTGTGTTTTCATCGCATTTTCCTGATGGTACTAGCTCGTCTGATATCGTAGCATTCGTTGAAGATGATCCTGACGCTGTATTTGAAGTACAATGTGCTGGTTCTTTAGCTCAAACTGATGTCGGTCTAAATGCAGACATTTCTTATACTTCTGGCTCTACCAAAACTGGTATGTCAGCAGTAGAAGTATCTGCTACTACGGCTGCTACATCTGCACAGCTAAGAATCATGGGATTCTCTGGCGATCCAAGTAATAACGAACTTGGTTCCGCTAACGTGAATGCTATTGTTTCAATTAATGAACACTTCTATCGAGACAAAACTGGAGTTTAATAATGGCAATTAATAGAGCGCAACTAGCGAAAGAATTAGAGCCTGGTTTAAATGCATTGTTCGGTATGGAGTATTCAAGGTACGAGGCTGAACATGCAGAAATTTTTGATACAGAAACTTCTGATAGAGCTTTTGAAGAAGAAACTTTAATCGTGGGCTTCGGTAATGCCGAAGTAAAAGCTGAAGGAGCAGGTGTCAGATTTGATACTGCTAATGAAGGTTATACTTCTAGGTATACTCACGAAACAGTTGCTTTAGCATTTGCTTTAACTGAAGAGGCTGTTGAGGATAACTTGTATGACAGACTTGGTGCTAGATACACTAAAGCTTTAGCAAGATCTATGGCAAATACTAAGCAAATCAAAGCTGCTGCTGTTTTAAACAATGCGTTTAGTACAGCAGGTGGTGATGGTAAAGCTTTAGTTGCTACAGATCACCCGCTAGGCGGAGGTGGAACACTTGCAAATCGTGCAACCACTATGGCTGACTTGAACGAAACATCTCTAGAAGATAGTTTGATCAGTATTTCCACGTTTACCGATGACAGAGGTTTATCTATAGCTCTTAGAGGTATGAAGTTAATCATTCCACCACAATTACAATTTGTGGCTGACAGATTAATCAACACACCTGGAAGAGTTGGAACTTCTGACAACGACATCAATTCAATCAGAAACATGGGTATGCTTCCTGATGGTTATGTAGTAAATCATTACTTAACTGATACAGATGCTTACTTCATCAAAACTGACTGTCCTGATGGTTTCAAACATTTTGAAAGATCTCCAATGCAAACTGCATTAGAAGGTGATTTCGATACTGGAAACATGAGATATAAAGCTAGAGAGAGATACTCATTTGGGTTCTCTAACTTTAGAGCAGTTTTCGCTTCTCAAGGAGCATAAAGAACGAATTATCGTAGCGTTTTTAACTCAACTACGATAGAAAATATGGGGGCTTAACAGCCCCCTATTTTTCCTTAATTTACACAAAGTAGAAAAAAGATTAAAATTGTGTCATGAATACAATACATGACGTAACTTCTTTGTCTCAAACTCCATGTGTAGGTAGATGTTCTACATCTATGGCTCCATTTGATGAGATATGTCAGGGGTGTGGTAGAACAGTAGAGGAAATTAGAGATTGGAATACTTATAGCGATCTAAGAAAGAAAATGATCAACATAAGTAATTATTTAGATTATGACATAAGACAAAAAAGGGAATATAAAGAAATGACAACAGAAAAAAAAATTTCAGACATCAACGGTAGACTAACCACAACACAGGCTTTAATAGAAATGGTAAGTCAAGATTTATTAGATTTATTTGGTAAAGATCCTAGCATCAAAGAAACTTATCAAGCCTTATATGAAGCCAGAGAAAAGATACTTGTAGCAAAACAAAAAACTCCGATTGCTTTAGAAAAAGCCTCATAGTAGTATACTTTTATTACTGAGGTAACTTGTTGCTCCAACTGACTCAGCAGACTTACTCCAAAGATGGTGCAACTCATTTAGATAGGAGAAATTATGTCTAAATCAACTTTTTCAGGTCCAGTCAAATCCTTGGCGGGATTTATTTCAGCAGGGGTTAATAACTCTGTTTCTTTAACAGCAGACACAACTTTAACTGTAGATGCACATGCGGGAAAAATACTTCTATGTAATGATGCAGATGGTAAGTTTACTTTGCCTTCAATTGTCACTACGACACCAAATGATCCAACAGATCCTAATCAGTTAAATAACATTGGAGCATCTTTTTATTTTTACATAGAAACTGCAGCTACTGATCTTGATATCAAAACCGATGGTACTGATAAATTTAAGGGAGCTGTTATTGTTGCGGTAGATGATGGTTCAAAGAAAGCCTTTGTACCCGGAGCTACTAACGATGTTATGACTCTAAATGGTTCTACTAAAGGTGGTATTGTTGGTAGTGTTGTGCAAGTTACAGCTATAGATTCAGCTACTTATCTTGTTCACAATTCTTTACTTATTGGTTCAGGAACAATAGTAACGCCATTCGCTGACGCTTAATATTAGGAGAATAATATGTCAGGAAGAATCGTAGGTTCTGATGTTAAGACTGCTACCTCTGCATCTAGTGCAACAGGGGGAGCAGCTTTAACTTCACATAGATCAAGGCTTAGAGGATATGTAATATCTGGTGGAACTTCAGATGGAACTGTTACTTTTAGGGATGGTTCTGTCTCAGGTTCAACAATTCTTGTCGCCCCATGCAACGCTAATGATACTGAAACTTTTAATATACCTGATTCAGGTGTGTTATTTGAAAGCGGTATACACGTTGTTTTAAGCAATATAGACAGAGTTACAGTATTTCATTCTTAATGGTTTAGGACTTAGAGGTTCTAATGCCAGAGATACAACTAAGTGAATACTATGTAGAGTTGGTAGGATTTCTACTAACTCTGCTAGTTGGTTTAGCTATCAAAGATTGGGCTACTAGCTTTGTAAAGGGAGCTTTGTTCAGATTTAATTCTCCTTTAAAGGAAGGGGATAAAGTAATCTTAGATGGACAGCAAGCCATGATTATCAAAGTTGGTATGACTCAAACTGTTTTTGGAGTTTATTCTGACGATGGCTATACTTGGCGATATGTTCCCAACGAGAGAATAGCCATGATGAAATTAGCTAAAGTTGTAGATCCTGAGTTACATGCAGATACGGCTGAGGAAAAAGCTAAAAAAATTGAAGATCTATTGAAAAGAGATTGATCTAATATAGAATTATCTGATGGCTGAGAAAAGAAGACAAAGAGCAATAAGAAGAACAGTCGGTAAAGGTGGTAATTATAGACCAACTAAATCTGGCGCAGGTATGACTAAAAAAGGAGTAGCTGCCCATAGAAGAAAGAATCCTGGAAGCAAGTTACAAACTGCTGTAACCAAGAAAAAGAATTTAACAAAAAAAGAAAAGGCTAGAAGAAAGTCTTATTGTGCTAGATCTTTAGGTCAGCTCAAAAAGAGTTCAGCTAAAACTAGAAATAATCCAAACTCTAGGATTAGACAAGCTAGACGTAGATGGAGGTGTTAGATGGCTAAAAAAGCAAAGTCAGGTGGCAAAATTTGTCCCGCAGGTAAAGCTTGGGCAAAAAGAACTTTTGATACATATCCAAGTGCTTATGCAAATATGGCAGCATCAAAATATTGTAAAGATCCAAACTATGCCAAAGGATCTAAAAAGAAAAAAAGAACAAAAAAAGCTAACGGCGGTTTTGTGTCTATTAGAGGACAAGGAGCTGTTATGTCAAATAGGCTGAGATAATGGGACAACTAAAACAATGGCGTGAACAAAATTGGGTTAGGATTGGTACCGATGGAAAAATCAAAGGTCCATGCGGTACTAGCAAAGATAAAAAGAATCCTGATCGTTGTTTGCCAGCTGCTAAAGCAAAAAGTCTTTCACAAAAAGAAAGAGCTGCTACAGCTAAAAAGAAAAAGAAAGCTGGCAGTAGTGGTCAAACAGTTGTAGCTAACACAAAAAAAGCAAGAGTTTCTGTAAATACTGGAGGACATATGTCTAAAAAATTTGGAATGGATGATGGTAAACAAACATCTTATGAAGCACACATGCAATCTGTAATAGAAAAAAAGGTTAAAAACCAAAATCGTGCTAAAATGAAGAACGGTGGTTTTGTTGCAAAAGGTTGTGGAGCAGTAATGCCAAATCGTAAAAAAGTAACAACTATGTCGTAAGGAGTAAGTATGGTTTACAAAAGAACAAAAGGTTATGCCACTATGAAAAAGTCTAAAGGTGGTAAAGTTATGAAAAAGTCTAAAGGCGGAAGGATCATGAAAAAATCCAAAGGTGGTAAAATCATGAAGAAGTCAAAAGGCGGAGCACTCATGAAAAAGTCCAAAGGTGGACGTATTATGAAAAGGTCTAAGGGCGGAGCTTTAAACAAAAAATCAAAAAGATAATTGGCTTATTTAATAAGTAATATTCCCCACTTTAAGTGTTGGGTAAGAAGGGAGTTTACGCATAATCATGAAAAATATCATGATGAATACCTACATTGTTTAGTAATAGCAGTAAACACAATTCCAGATAGATCTCTAAGTTTTCAAGTTGTTTTTACAGGTTGTGAAAGCGATTGTGATGATAATGATGAGCCTAATATTCATGGCGGAGCTATGTGGGCCAGAATGCCCATACAGGCTTTAGTAGCAGATATACCAATGGAAGATTTTCCAAAAGCTATGGAGGATCATATAGCACAACCTTGGGACTGCGAATCAAGAAATCATGCAGTTACTGTAATGGATAGAGTTAGTTCTTCTCCCTGGATTTGCAAGATAGATGGTAACTTTTATCAAGGTAAATATTTGTTTACGGTTGACTATACAGATTCTGATATCGCAGATGATTCTGCACAACATAAACAATCTCATGTATTATATATAACAGAAGATTGCGAATGGAAAGGTAACTTAGTAGCTCTACCGAATAACAGAGTTAGAGCAACAAGTCCTGCTTTATGGGTTACAGGAGAAGGCGCTCCTGACTTTAAACCATCACAATGGTCACATTCTGCTGAAGGGCATGAAAGTTATTTAGATCCTGCAATCACATTTAATAATTTGTATGAGGATTAAATGGCTGAATTATCAATTGCACAAAAAAGAAAGCTTGTAAAAGAGTTGAAGAATGCTTCTAAGATGCATGCTAGACAAGCTGCTCAAATAGAGAGATCTTTAAAAAAAACTAAACCTAAAAAATAATGTCTTTATCAGGTAGCACAAACTTTGAACCAAACGTAACAGAGTTTATAGAAGAGGCTTTTGAGCGTTGTGGTTTGGAGTTAAGAACAGGTTACGATCTTAAAACTGCAAGAAGATCTATAAACCTTATGTTAGCTGAATGGGCAAACAGAGGTTTAAATCAATGGACGATTGAAGAAGGCACGCAAACTGTTACACAAGGTACAAACAGTTACACTTTGAACTCTAATATAATTGATATTTTAGATGTGGTTCTTAGAAGAACAGTAAATACTGTGCAGACAGATATAAGCATGAATAGAGTAAGCAGAAGCGAGTTTCTAAACATACCAAACAAAACTACGCAGGCTAGACCTTCTCAATTTTTCTTAGAAAAATCCAACACTCCAATTTTGAAGGTCTATCCTGCTCCTGAAAACTCTACAGATATTTTAGTTTTTAATAAGTTGGTAAGAATGGATGATGCTGATAGTGCAATCAATACAATGGATATGCCTTTCAGATTTTACCCTTGTTTTACCGCAGGACTTGCATACTACATATCAATGAAAAGAGCTCCTGAAAAGACACCTATGTTAAAAACCGTATATGAAGAGGAATTTAGAAGAGCAGCTGATCAAGACGAAGATAGAGTATCTTTAAGAATTAGACCTAATGTAAGGGTTATGTAATGGCTTATGCATTAGGCAAGTTTGCAAAAGCTCTTTGCGATAGATGTGGCTTTGAATACAAATTACATCAGCTCAGAGAAGAGTGGAACGGTCTAAAAACTTGTCCTTCTTGTTACGAAAACAAACATCCACAATTAGAACCTTTAACTGCTACAGCAGATCCTGAATCTTTATACAAACCAAGACCAAATAACGATAAAGAGGGAGGCGAGGGTTTTGTAGTTGTTAGCTATAAAAATAGTACAGCTACAAACTATTTAGATGAAAATATATTAGGTACAAATTTTCAAGGTGTTTCAAGCACTACTTCAGTAGGAGAAGTTACAATTACTGAAACTGTACCAGATAATAGAGCACTTCCTGATGGTGTAGCAGCTACAAGTAGTCTTGGATCCATATCTGTTACAGGCACAACAGTTGATGAAACTTTGACTGGCCAAGCGGCGACATTATCTTTAGGTACTGTTTCTGTTACAACAAGTTCAATTACAACTTATACTGTAACAGTTGCTTCTGGCACTAACTCTTATGGATATGGAAATAAATTTTACTTAGATGGCTCGGTTAGTCCGACAATAAATTTATCAGAAGGCAGCACTTACAAATTTGATCAATCAGACAGTTCTAACAGTACCCATCCACTTAGATTTTCTACTACGGCAAACGGTTCGCATGGTGGTGGATCAGAATACACAACAGGTGTTACAACAAATGGTACACCAGGAAGCTCAGGAGCATACACGCAAATAACTGTGGCATCAGGAGCTCCAACATTATATTATTACTGTACGAATCACTCAGGAATGGGTGGAACAGCTAACACACCTTAGTATGACTTTATCAGAACTAAAAACACTTATACAAAATTATGTAGAAAATACAGAAACTACTTTTGTATCTTCTTTAGACGACATAATAAAAACTACAGAAGAAAGAATATTTGAGTTGGTACAGTTTGATTTTTTTCGTAAAAATGTTCAAGGAAATATGACAGCAGGTAACAGGTTTCTTACTTGCCCTACAGATTTTATTATGAGTTTTTCATTAGCTGTTATAAATAACGGAGATTACACATACTTAGATAAAAAACATCCTACATTTATGCAAGAATACAATGTTGACCCTAGTGATAGTTCTTTGAGAGGTTTGCCTAAATATTATGCGGATTTTGATAAAGAACTATCTACTGGATCTAACAACGGAAGCACTATAATTTTAGCTCCTGTTCCTGATCAATCTTATTCAGTTGAGTTACATTACCTACATAAACCAAATAGTTTGGTAACTGATACTACAGGTACATGGTTATCGCAAAATGCAAGAAATGCTTTGTTGTATGGATGTTTAGCAGAGGCATACACTTTTATGAAAGGAGAAGTAGATCTTTTACAACTTTATGAAACAAGATTTAATTTAGAAATTACTAGGTTAAAAAATAGAGCAGAAGCAAGAGGTCGAAAAGATGAATACAGATATGATTCTTTGAGATCTCAAACATCGTAGGAGCCTATGGCAAAAATAAAGAAACTAAAGGGGAAAACAGTAGCAATAGTAGGACTTGGTAGAAGTTGGTTTGATTACTGTTTAGCAAAAGCACACGGAAGTCATTTCGATGAAGTATGGGTAATAAATGCAGTAAGTAATGTAATTTATCACGATAGGGTTTTTATGATGGATCCTGCTTCAAGATTTTTAGATACAGATGATGCAGGCGGACAAACCGACAGTATGGCATCTGTTTTGAAAAAACATAAAGGTCCAATATACACATGTGAACTTGATAAGAGATGTCCTGGATTAGTGTTATATCCTATAGATGAAATTTTAAAAGGCACTAATTGTCATTACTTAAACAACACAGTTGCTTACGCAATAGCTTTTGCTTTGTATAATGAAGTAGCCGTATTAAAACTTTTTGGCTTAGATTTTTCTTATAAAACAAATTTACATTTTGCTGAATCAGGCAGAGCTTGTGTTGAGTTTTGGTTATCAAAATCAATAGCAGAAGGCATGAAAGTAGAAGTAGCTAGTTCAAGTGGCTTATTAGATACTAATGTTCATGCTGCGCAAAAGCTTTATGGATATCATAGGTTAAAAGATCCTTTGTTAGTGTTTGAAGATGAAGAAGGTTTAAAAACTGTAAAACTTAGCGAAGTAGAAGTCACGAAGATAGAGCAAGAACCAATATTAATTGGTAGAGATGATCCACATTTGAAACCACCTGAAGCTAAAAAATGGTAATAAAAATTACACCAGATGGTATGCCTGAGTTAGGTGTAGTGGAAGTTGCTACAAGTAACTTTGGAGGACACCCTCCAGAATATTGGGCTGAAAGACTTACAGAAAAAATAGTTGGGTATTCTGAAGACAATGAACCGCATATAAATGAACAAGCAAAAGCTTATCGAGAGCAGATAAAACAAGTTTGTTTAATTTACATAAAAAATGCTATAAAATCTTACAAAGCTAGTTTGATTCAAGAGCTGACAAAAGCAGGAGATGAAGATTTAGCAAAAATTATAAAAAGGATTTAATTATGGCTATTACATCTACACTAACCACAAGTTTTAAAGTTGAATTATTGAAAGGTAATCATAACTTTACCAACAGTAGTGGTGACACTTACAAACTAGCTTTATACACAAGTTCAGCTACTTTGGGAGCAACTACGACTTCTTTTACTACTACAGGTCAAGCATCAGGAACAGGTTATAGTACAGGTGGCGGTACATTAACTAATGTAACTCCTACATCAACAGGTACTACTGCTGTTACTGATTTTTCAGATCTTACTTTTGGTACAGCTACAATTACTGCTAGAGGTTGTATGATTTATAACTCATCAGACAGCAATAAATCAGTTGCTACTATAGACTTTGGTGGAGACAAAACTTCAACGGCAGGTGACTTTACAATAGTATTTCCAGCAAAAGCTGCGTCTACAGCTATTATAAGAATAGCGTAAGGGGGAAGCGGTGTGGCTTTCGTCCTTAATGACAGAGTAAAGGAAACTACCACTACAACTGGTACAGGCACTATCAATTTAGGTGGTGCAGCTACTGGTTTTGAAACTTTTGTAGCGGGCATAGGAAACAGTAATGTAACTTATTACTGTATTGCAGGACAAGGTACGGCTGAGTTTGAAGTAGGTATCGGAACAGTTACCGATGCCTCGCCAGACACTCTATCTAGGACAACCATTCTTTCTAGTTCTAATAGCGATAGTGCTGTTAATTTTAGTGCAGGCACAAAAGATGTGTTCTGTACTCTCCCGGCAAGCAAAACAATCAGAGAGCTTGATAC